CAAATGCGGGAAGTAAACGCGCAGCTAGAGGCCCGCATTGAGGCGCTAGAAAATCTGTCTAAGCCCAAGCCCAAGAAAGTAGGACGACCAAGGAAGGTCAATGAGTCTACTGACAATAGTACAGAACGCAGCCAATGAAATAGGCTTTACCGCCCCTAGTTCGGTGGTGGGAAGCACTGACGAAACCGCTGTCCGAATGTTGAGGTCCGCTAACCGGGCGGGGAAAATCCTTTCCAAAAAGGATTGGCCGGAACTCGTCAAGGAGCATACGTTTACTACGGTAGCCTCCACCGCCCAGTACGCATTGCCTACCGACTTCCGCGCTCCGGTATTACAAACCGCCTGGAACCGTACCCTGTCAGAAGAAATGTTCCCGATTTCTTCAAGGCAATGGCAGGCGGAAAAGTCAGGCAATGTCACCGTAGCGTTGAATAACCGCTTCCGGTTCTTTGGCACGGCCAATACCGCCATTGGCAAACTGTTTACGATCCATCCCACGCCTAGCGCCGCCGAGGATATGGTGTATGAGTATTACAGCGAGAACTGGGTAATAAGCGGCGGCACCGAGTACGATACCTGGCAGGCGGATTCGGACACCACGGTTTTCGATGAAGACCTTGTAGAACTTGCTGTGATTTGGCGGTTCCTAAAGTCGCTTGGTCAGCCTTATCAGGAAGAAAAAACAGAGTACGATCACCAACTGAGCATTGCTATGGCAGGCTCCCAGAGCCTAGATATTGTGAGAACCGATGGCCATTTCGAGACCCTTCAGAATATTCCCGAGACGGGCTTCGGTACCTAGGAGCCAGTCGAACAAGCGGATTTCTATTCCGCCGCCTATTGGTGGCTGGAACAGCCGTGATGAACCGATCAACATGGCTCCCACGGATGCGGGCGACCTTATCAATCTCATTCCGCGAACGGGCTTTGTGCAAATGCGCAGCGGCTATGCTTCGCACTCTACCGGCAATGGTTCAGGCGATTGTGATTTGTGCGTTGAGTTTTACGATGGAACCAATCGTCAACTACTAACAGCAAGCCCCACCAACATCTATAACGCTACCGCCTCTGGTGCAAGTACGTCCCTTGGCGCAGGGTTTACCAATGGTCGCTGGGATACAGGGATACTGGGTGGCATCATGGGCTTCGTCAATGGCGCAGACGCGCCCCAGAAGTACGATGGCACGACGCTTTCAGCCATGACGCTTACCGGCCCAACTGCGACCAATGTTATTGGTATGCACATCTTTAAGTCCCGGTCGTACTTTTGGGAAGACAACGACCCGAATTTTTGGTACTCGGCGGTTAACACGTTGGGCGGCACCGTGACCGAGTTCCCGTTAGGTAACGTGGCCAAGAAAGGCGGTCGCTTGCTGCGTATGACTTCGTGGACGGTGGATGGAGGCGCGGGGCCTGATGATTACGCCGTGTTTATCATGGATACGGGTGAGGTAATCGTTTACCAAGGTTCCGACCCTGGATCGGCAACCGACTGGGCCTTGGTGGGTATCTACACCATAGGTCGGCCCATCAATGACCGCGCCATAGTGCCTCTGGGCGGTCAAATCATGGTGGTCACTGAGAGTGACTTGGTAACGCTGCCGGAAGCCTTTAACAACAGTTCGCCTCCACCTACAAAGTTAAGCGGGGCTATTTCTGACGCTGTGTTTAACTTTGGCACCAATGATGGATGGCAAATTTTCCATTACCCCATTGGCAGGCTATTGATGATTAACGTGCCTACCGCAACCAGCCCAGACGAATTTGAGCAATATGTCATTAACCTTGAAACCGGAGCGCCGTGCCGATTCACAAGCATCCCCTCAAGGGTTTGGGGCCTCTACGATGGAAACCCTTATTTTGGTTCTACTGACGGGGTTGTTTATCAGTTCGATACTGGTACGAGTGACGCTGGAAGCGATATTGAAGCTGATGCGATTACTGGCTGGACCGACTTGGGTGTGGCTGAGAACAAAATGGTTTCTGCTTTCAGGCCGGTTTTTGAGGTAATCGGCGCATTGAGTTATGGTGCCGCCATAGGTTTCGATTATGATGAGCCTACGGCATCAATCCCTAGCTCGTCGGGCGGTGGGGGTTCCCCATGGGGGTCGTCTTGGGGGTCGCCTTGGGGGTCTGGAACCATGACGCAAAAGACTTGGAACGTCGCCAACGGTAATGGGCAGCATTTGTCTACGCGGCTGCGATTCGCTAGGACCGGAGATACCCCGCGCTGGTTGCGGACGGATTATCTGGTGAAGCGGGGTGGGAACCTTTGAACGTCATTCTCAAAAAGCCTGAGAACGAACTACAACTTGCCGCCATGGTGGAGTGGGCGGCTAACCGCCTACCGGACGCCAACTTCCACAACTGCTGGGCCTTTGCCTTCTGGAACCGCCAAACCAGGAAAATCCAGGGGGTTTGCCTATTTCACAACTATCGTGAGATTGACGTTGAGATTGTCTTTTGCGGTGAGGGTGACTGGGCTAGGCGGGACCTTGTAAATCAATGCTTTGAGTACGCCTTCAATCAGTTAAAATGTCATAGGGTCACTGCCCTAGTCAGGAAGGACAATGGGCGGTCTAAAAAGCTAGTGACCCAGTTGGGCTTTAAGCGCGAAGGGAAACTGCGCCGAGCCGCGAAGGACGGTAGCGACGTTTTAGTATACGGATTGCTGCCGCATGAGTATCGCTTTTGGAGGAACAAGGATGTTTTCCAAGCGCCGCGCCCCCACGTTAGGGGCTATGCACAAGGGGGTGTTCACCACCTTCATTGAGGTGAACTGTGGGTAAACGAAGCCCCAGTCCGCCGCCAGCGCCCGATCCGTTTGCAGTCGCTTCCGCCGAGGCGTCCTTCAACCGTATCAATCAGCAAACGCCGTTCGGTTCGCTGAATTTCTTTAATCCAGGCCAGGAACAAGGCGCTGGGGCACAGGTGGGCCAGATTCCAGGCGCACTGACGCCGGGTGCCCAGGCTTTGCTACCGCCACCAGCCCCGGTATTGGCTGACCCTAACCAGGCCCCACCGGGCTTCCCCACTTCCCCACAAGGGTTTGGTGGACTTAGCGGGTTCAATCCCTTCACTGGGGGATTCTCAGGCCAGCAAGGGTTTACTGGCTTTGGCGGTGGTGGCGGGAATGCCACTTCCAGCGCGGTACTCAATCTGCCTCCGGGCCTCCAGTTCCTAGAAAACCTACGGCTATCGTCGGATACCAACTTGTTGGCCGATGCCTTGGGTCGCCAGCGAACGCTGAATCCTAATCAGATCGACTTGGGCCAGTTTGGGCCGATCCAGTCTCAGCTTGATCTATCAGGTATTCCCCAGTTCCAGGCTAGGGGGCAGATTCAAGGTGGGGGCAATGTCCCTAACCTCAATCTACAGCGCGGGCTGGATACCCAAGGGCTGTCCCAGTTGCCCCAGAACGCAGACATATTCCGCGATGATGTGACCAATGCGGCCTTTCAGCGGGCACAGGGGTTACTGAATCCACAATTCCAAGACCAGGAACGGGCTTTACGTCAACGCCTAGCCAACCAGGGGCTTCCACAAAGCTCTGAAGCCTTTGACCGGGAGCTAACTCGGTTTGAGAGAAACAGGGGTGAGGCGCTAAATAACGCCGCCCTGGATGCTGTTTTGTTCGGTGGCCAGGAAGCCAGCCGGGCCTTGGGCGACCGATTGAACCTCAGAGGCCAGGGCTTTGGTGAACGTCAGGCTTTGGGTGAGTTTGGCAACAACGCCGCCCTACAACAGTTTGCGGGCCAGTTCGATACTCGCAACGCCAGGATAGAGGACCAAGTACGCGACCTTGACCTATTCAACACGGCGGGGCTGCAAAACTTCCAGTTGGGGCAGCAGAACCTAGCCAACCAGTTAGCTGCCAAGAACTTCGCTAATACGGCCAGGACGCAAGGGCTGAACGAGCAAGGCCAGATCAGAGGCAATCAGTTCAACGAATTGGCTGCCTTGCTAGGGTTGCAACAGGTACAAGCGCCCCAGCTTCAGAACTTCTTTGGGCCGGGCCAGGTGGACGTAACCGGGGCCTTTGGATTGCAGCAGCAAGGCCAGCTTGCCAACTTCCAGGCCCAGCAAGCCCAACGCGCAGCCGGGCTAGGCGGATTGGCGGGCCTTGGGTCGGCAGCCTTACTAGGCCCGCTTAGCAACAAGGGTAGATAACCATGCCTTCAGTCTTGCCGATAGGGAAATCAGCAGAAAGGGACATTGAACGCCGCAGGGCTTTGGCTGACAGTTTGTCACGGAGCGCGGTATCCACTTCCCCAATCCTTTCCCCGTTGCAGGGGTTGGCCCAGCTTGCCCAAGCATTAGCGTCTAACAGCATCAGCAGGCGGGCGGGCAAGGATGAGCAAAGGCTTGAGTCTGAAAAGGCCAAAGCCTTAGCCGATGCGCTGTCGCTAACCAAAGAAATTCCGGTATTCGATGATGCCGGTCAACCGATCCAGTTGCCGGGCAGCACTAAGATTCTTGAAGACCCGTTCCCTGGCCGACCCACACAAGGGGTTGCTGGGGATCAAGTCAATATCCCAGGCCGGTTTGCAACCCAACAAGTCGCGGACCAAGAAGGCAGGCTTGCAGCGTTAGCCAGGGCGGCACCGGACCAGGCCGCAGGGATAGCCGGTCAAGTGGCCGTTACCGAGCAGTTGGGGCAACGTGGTTTGTTACCAGGCCAGATAGCGGCGGCTAATCGCCCGCCGACAGCTTTGCAAGAAACGTTAGGTCTTGCGGCCCAGTTGGGGATTAGCAGCGAAGCGGCTCTTGATAAATTGGGCGCTAAGAATGTCACTTTTTTGCCTGACAACGGCACGGCTTTTGAGGCAATGGAGATTGGTGGGCGACTTCTTGACAGGGACACCCTGGAGCCAATCACGGCACCAGGGAAAGTAATTAGGGCAGGCGTACAGGCTGAAAACGTTGGCGGTCTAAAACCGCTAGGCGCGAGCGAGTCAGCGAAGTTAAGAGCCTTCCAGGTTGAAAGCAAAGCCTTGCTACGCAATCTTGGACGCTTGGACGAATTGTCTAGGCAAACCGGTACCCCACCAGAATCATTCTTCGCCAACCTTCGTGGCGGTGTCAGTAGTTTTGTGGCTAACGTAGATAACGTTATCAATACATTTGTTCCCAGAAGCGCGAAACAAGATGCCAGCGTACAGGACTATAATTCGCGGCGATTCAATGATAACAACATTGCTAGAAGCATCGACGAAGGGGCTTACAGCGAAGGCAATAGCGAAGGGTATAGGTCTTATACTGCCGCAGAACAGCGAGATAATTTCTCAGCATGGCAGCGGTTTCAAGAAAACTCTGTGCTTGATGCTAGAGCCAAAGCGGTTGCTATTCGCGTAGCTTACACGATGGCCCGCCTAGCCGATCCCGGTGGACGCCTATCTGAAATGGACGTTATCAACCAGATTAGGGCACTAAGTCTTGATACTGGCGATCCAGAGCGCATGCGTGCTGCTATACAGGAGATTCGTTTCGAGACTGCCGCGACCATTTTGGACACGGCTGAGATAAATAAGTTTGCCCTTGCTCCTAGCTTGCGCGCTGACGCCGAAAGAATCATGGCCGAAGGGAGAGGCGGCGGCCAAGCCTCTCCCCAAGAAATTGTTATTGAATCCAACCGTTCCGCCGAGGAAGACGCAAGGATTCAGAGCCAAGTTGATTTGATTATGACCATGCCCTCTGGAATCAATAGGGATAGAGCAATAGAAGCATTGCCCGCCGATGTGCAAGATGCGGTAAGGGCTAATCTCTAGTGGCTGTTGTTATTCCAAAAAAGACAATTATCCCGCGTAATGATCCTAACGTTACACGAGGGGTGCGTGTCCCAACCCGGCGAGCCGCCATTAACAGAGAGATTTTGGCTAATCGTGCCGCACTCGGCAATGAACCTAGTACGCTTGAAGCGATAGGAATTTCAGCAGATCAAAATATCACCAACCGCTTGGCGGAAGGGGAAAACACTTTATTGAGTGCGGCCCAGAAGGCGCTTGAGACTAATCCAGCGTTGTTGTTTCACCCTGCACCAATGCGCGCTCCCCCGGTTTTTTCCGAGCAAGAGATTGCTGATACAGGCAAGTTTGTTGACCAACGGAAGGCAGCGACCCGCGCCCAAATCGAAGAAAACAATAGGCTTACCGAACCGCTAAGAGAACAACAGCCAGGGGCGGTTTTCACTGGTGACGCCTTAACATTTTTGGCCGAGATTTCCCTTGGGGGCGGTTCTCCCAAACTAGCTCAAAGAGGGGGGAAGACTCTCCGAGCTGTGTTGGGCGGCGGCAAGGAAGCCACAATAGGCGCTGCCTTTGGCGCTACCGAGACCGTTCGCTCTGACGAAGAAAAAGCCAGACTGGTTGCCTTCGGCTTAATTACTGGCGGGATAACACCAGGAGTTTTTGAAGGCATCAAGAAAATTCGCGGCATTGACAACGAAGCTCGCATCTTAGAGTTGCTCCAAATGGAGGACGATCTAGGTATGTCTGGCCTCCTGACCGTAGGCGAGCTAAGGGGTGTACTCGGGTTCCTAAAGATGGAGGCAGGCCTAGACAACATTCCTTTGTTGGGGCTTGGCGGAAAGCGTGACCAGCAACGTGCAATGCTCATGCCCGTTGCCGAAAATCTTGCTCAACGGATTTCTGGCGGTGTCTATACCAAGGATGATGTACTTAATGGTTTACTTAGAAAGTACGAAGCCAATAAAAGGATAGTTGATGCCAAGTTTGACGAGCTAGAGGCGCTAGATGCGCAACTAGATGCCGCCGAACAATTTGGCGCAATCCCTGGCGTTAGCTCCAATAACTTGCGGGAAGCCGCCCGCGAACTGCTTAAAGATGAAGTCGGTATTCGGGCTGCCTTCCAAGATACTGAAGTGCTTAGTATGCTTAGGAAGCTGGCTGCTGACGATTCACAGGTAACTTTTAAGGGTGCGCGGGATACCATGAGCCGCATCCTAGAAAAAATCCGCGTAGCTACCGCCCAGTCTGGTAGAGGCGAAAAAACCGATGCTCCCATTGGGGTGCTGTCTCAGCTTCAGGCGGCGCACCAGCGCGATATAGCCGACTGGGCCGAGGCGGTGGGCGGCGAACCCTTGAGAAAATGGGATGAAGCTAAGGAAGCATTTATAGATTTATTGTTGCCCTTCCGTAAAAGCCCAACCCTGGCCGATGGTGTAAGGGGAAGGGTTGACGAATTTACGATTGATGCGTTCGTAGCTGATTTTATTAAGGCCGACTCTCCACGCAGAACAGCGGCGATGATGAGCAGTCTGGATAGCGGCGGACAGGCGGCAGCCCAATTTCTACTAATCCGCGAAGCCTTTGAGCGCGCTACCCCCGCAGGAGTCGTTGACGTTAGGAAGTTTAGAAAAAGCCTTGAATCGCTTAGCCAAGCCTGGAAGGTGTCTTTTACACCGGAGCAGAAAAAGCTACTAACTGGATATATCAGGCTGGCGGGCCTAGCCGACCGGGCCTTTAATAAGCCGCAAGCTATTGGCGCGCTTATCGCCACTGGATCAGTAGCTACGCTGGGTCTGGGCGTTGTTGGTTCTGTTACGGCAGGACGGTTCTTGTTTGGCACCGAAGGCGGCAGGCGTCTATTAGCTCAGGGGGCTACCGCAAGAACCAATAAAGAATTAAGGCAAATCGCAGCGGCAGCCCAAGTTGGCATTACCCGTTCAATATCTAATTTGAGCGCGGATCAAGCCGCCGAGGTGGCTGAACTTTACAGAGAATTGGAGGCAAGGTAGATGGCCTGGAGCGGCGGTACTTTCAGTAGGGCGCATGACTGGACGACAGATGCAGCGGGGGCTTTCCCGAACATCGAAGCGTCCCGCATGGACACCGAGGACGACAACTTTGCCAGCGGCATAGACTCTTGCCTGCACAAAGGCGGTCAGAATGCCATGACCGGCGACCTCAACATGAATGGCAACGGTTTAATCAATGCCGACCAAGTTGAAATCCAAGATTCCTTGGGCACCGATACTATGACCATCACCCATGATGGGGCAGATGCTCATTTTGCATTCGTCAATACTACGGATTTGAATGTCCGCGATGGCGTAATTGTTAAGGTATGGGATTCCGGCGATGCCGACTTCTTGGCCTTGTCACATGACGGCACTGATGCGTTCTTTACCTCTGCAAACACAAACGCCTTCCGTTTTCAGGACGCCACTTTCATGCGCCTAGATGATGGCATGGAGCTGCGGGTATACGACCCCACAAACACCGACTTCATGGCCATTTCCCATAATGGTACGGATGCGGAGTTTGAGTTCGGCACAACCACTGACCTGAATTTCCGCGATGGTGTAATAATCCGCCACTTCGACTCGACGGACACGGTCGGGAGTTCGATTACCCAAAACACCACCCAGCGAGTCGTTGACTTGAACGTGGCGGCTGGCCAGATGATCTGGCGCAACCAGGGAGCCGCGTCAAACTTCCAGTGGTATACGGACGGGGTAGGTTCGGGGAACGAGAGATTGCGTCTTAGCAGCGGGGTTGCGTACTTTCTAAATAACCCTAGCCTCCGCGTTTATGACGCAGGCAATACCAAGTATCTAAGCGTTACCCACGATGGTTCTACCGCAGTCTTGGACGCTAACGGCGATCCAATCTACATCAAGGACTCGGCGCTGTTGCGGGATGGGGCAGTATTCCGTGTCTATGATGGGACCAATGCAGATTACCTAGAGATTTCCCATGACGGGGTAGATGCGACGATTTCCGCAGTTAGCACCTCACGTGTCAACTTCACTGGCGCTGATATTGAAACGCCGGAAACCATCCTTATCAAGAGTGACGCTTCCGCCCTCCGCCTAGGCGCGGGTGAGGACGTAGATACCCTGTTTAATGGTACGTCTTACTTGGTGCAAACGGCTGGGGCCTCAAAAATGATTGAGGCCACGCCCAATGCCGGGGTTGCGGCTTACTATAACGGCAACAAAGCGTTTGGAACCTCGTCGGTTGGGGCAAGCGTTATACACCCAACTTCAACGACTCCCCAGCTAGACTTTACCGGCTTTACGTCTGTCACTTATGGCAATATCCAGGCAACTGCTGTCGCCATGACAATCAATGGCGAAGTTCACGGCGGCAATCTAACTCTCCGGGCGGAAGACACAGGCGGCATTGCTCGCACTGGTTTGGATATAGACCCCGATGCGCTGACTGTCTTGCGCGGCGATACGGGCTTCCAGCTTCAGGTCACACCATCCGGTACGGTGCGGTTTGAAGCCAACGCAACTGGCATTGGTTTCTTCGCGGCCACCCCTGTCGCCAAGCCGACCGTTTCGGGATCGCGGGCTGGTAATCTCGCCTTGTTAAGCCTTACTACCCAGCTTGCAAACCTTGGTCTAATCACGGATAGCACGACAGCATGACGACGCATAAAGAGTTTGCAGAATGGGCTGAAGGCGTTAGGGCTTTCCCTTACGTGGATAGTGTGGGGAAGGTCACGATTGGCATAGGTCGCAACCTGGACGACAAAGGGTTGAGCAAGAAGGAAATCGAACTGCTTTACAAAAACGACCATGAAGAAGCGGAGCAAGATGCCCTAAAGTTTGACTGGTTTGAGGGGCTAGATGAAGTCCGTCAAATGATTGTGGTGGACATGATTTTCAATATGGGT